GAGTTTTTAGAAACAGTGATAACTTTTCCAAATGGGGAATCAAAGGACTTGGTTGATTCGATGACGCAAACAATTTTATACCTCCGAGACTTTGATACTTTAATTCATACAAGTGATGTTAAGGAAGATGAGATCGTTACTAAACGCAAGAAATTATACTAATGGCAGTAGGAAGTAGAGCCTTGAAAGAGGCAAGATTAGATAGCATGAGGAAAAGACGGAAGAAAAGGGATAGGGTTATCCCCGATTTATCTGTTACCGAGAACCTTGAGCCTGAATTTCTAAATTTGACTCAAGAAATGCCGATGGAAGAACAGCTTTTACCTCAAGGGATAGGTATGTTAGAAAAATCGGCAGAGATGCCCGATACCTCCCTAGAAGATCAAATCTTATCACGTATAGATAACGAGGCGGAAGAATTAGCACCTGCGGATGCCGCCTTTAATAGTAATTTTGTGGATGATATACCGGAAAGCGTCAGAGATAAAATCGCTGCTTACCTGGAAGAGGTAACAGAAAAAGATACCAAAAACCGTGCGCCCTGGCTTGATATAATTGAAAAGGCTAAAACCTTACTTGGCTTTAAAATTGAGGAAATACAAGACCCCAATAATGTCAAATCTAAATCCAATTCTTCCATTGGAAACGCTGCCCAGGTTAAGACTTACGATACGACATTCTCCAGCAGCGTGCTAAGGCTCTGGGCAACTCTTCGCTCTGAGTTACTCCCCTCAACCGGTCCTGTAGGATTTAGGACTGATGTAAGCGTAGATGAGGACTATGAGCTAAAAGGTGAGATGGTTAGGGATGCTTTAAATGAGTACTTAACAGTAGAAGATAAGGGTTTTTATCCAGACTACGATCGGTTTTTATTGTACTTGATTTTATATGGGTGTGTATTTCGTAAAATCTACTATGACCCGATTACAGGCAAACCCTTGAGTAGGTTTATCATGCCTGAGGACTTTTTATTTGATAATAACTGCTCAAGTATTACCGAATCAAATCGTCTAACTCATATTAGGTATCTCTCAAAAAGAGAAATCCTTTTTAACATGCAAAGCGGGATATTTTCAAAAGTTGATCTTGATTACCTAGATAGCGTAGGAAGCAGCGATGGAGAAGAAGCAACGGACGATTTGAAACCAAAACAAGTAGACCCCACAAATTCCCGTTTTCCTTTTTATGAGACGCACGAATATCTGGTTTTGAATGATTTTTTTGATAATAACAATACATCTGAGGACTATAGTATCCCACTACCTTACGTTATTACCAGATGTGGCAGCAGTAATCAGATCGTATCACTTACGCCAAACTGGGATGAGGATGACCTAACCAAAACAAGGATTAACTGCTTTATTCATTATAATTTATTCCCCGGATTTGATGTTTTTGGACTGGGGCTTGCTCAAATACTTGGCTCTAATTCAAAGAGTTTAACTTCCATGCAGCAAATGGCGATTGATGCAGCTATTTTCCAGAATTTTCCGGGAGGGATGAAGGCTAAGGGAATAAAAACTACCAATAATGATTTGAATATATTACCTGGTCAATTCGTAACTGTTGAAACAGGGAATTTGTCCTTGCGTGATTCAATTATGCCACTTCCTTATAATGGACCATCGCCGGCTTTGCTTGAATATATTAACCGGATAACTGCCCAGACACAGGAATTAGCGTCCGCAACAGAGATGGGGCTCACTGAAAATAATCAGAATACACCTGTCGGTACTACTATTGCCTTGCTTGAAGTATCCAATCGGATGCAATCGGCAATAATGAGAACAGTCCATAGTAGCTTTAGCACCGAGCTACAGCTCTTTTATAAAATGTTCAATCTTAGCACGCTGCCTCTAGATAAAGAAAGTTTGAAGGTCATTCCCGTATCTGATCCATCAGTTGAATCTTCTACGCAGAGAATAATCAAGGCAGAGAGTATTTTAAAGTTAGCTAGCAGCAATCCTGAGCTACATAACATGCGAGAAGTATATTTAAAAGTATATCAGGCACTCGGAGTTGGCGACATTGATAAGATACTACTTCCCGAACCAGTACCGCAAGAACAGCAGGAACAACAACCAATAGACCCAGCTCTGCAGGTTCAGATTGCTGACATTGAGCAGCGAAAACTTGAAGTAGAGTCCAAAGAACGTCTAGCTCACTTAAATATTGAAGCTGATGGCTATAAGACGCAAATGAGCATCGAACTTGATAAGGAAAAACTGGAACAAGAGAAGTATTTAGCTGAATTAAAAGTTAATGAACAACAACAACTTGCCGAGCAGAAATATCAAATTGAACTTTTAAAACTCCAGTTAAACGAGAAGGAAAAAGTAATAGACGTACTAACCAAAGAGCAGGAAATAAATAGTAAAAATGAGCTTGAATTACTACGGCTTGAGTACAAAGCAAAAGAAGCTGAGTTAAAGGCACAAGTAGAAGCGCTACGGTCGCAAATTTCATCAACGCCAACACGAGAGGAGATCATTTATGGATAGACAAAAAAGAGAGCTTGCAATGCGTCAAATGCAAGAGAGAGCAAGAGAAAAGGAAACAAGCTGCAATAAGTATGCTGCTGGGGGAGCAGCTAAAGTTAGAAAAGACGTTGCTACCAAGAACGGCGCGGCAGTAAAACCTAGAAATATGGGGAGGAGCAGTAAATGAACCGAAATAACATTTATAGCCGAGGTTCTTTTACTTCGGGTTTTATAGGAAGTATTGAGTCTGAAATTGATAGATACAGGCGTATTTTAAGTCATCCAAAATCAATTTCTACGCTAGAGGATTACAAATATCATGTGGGATTAATTGAGGGGCTTGAGAGTTCCCTTGAACTCTTTAACAGGCACATAATAGAGGTAAATAACAATGATTAACCATGAAATAGCCAATTACAAGGCGGAAGATTTTAAAACCAAAGGAATTGATCTGGAAGCTTTTAATAAGGAAGCAATGATAGAGAGATTTAAAGAGGTGTCAGTTACCGGCATCAATGTATTAATTCTTATTTACAAACCTCCGCTAGAGGAGGTTACAAGAGGAGGAGTTATCATTCCGCAAACTGCTGTAAAAGACGACCTAGAATATAACTCAATGGTCGGGATGGTATTAAAGCTTGGTCCCGATTGCTATAAGGGCGATCAGTTTCCAAGCGGCCCTTACGTCAAAGCCGGAGACTGGGTTATATTCCCCCGTGGTTCATCATTGCAGTCAAAATATGAGGGTGAGCCGATAATTATGGTAGAGGATTTTAAAATCAAGCTACTAGTTGATAATCCATCAAAAGTATCAAGGTAAGAATATGTTTAAAATAGATATTGAAAATACAAGCGACTTAAACGCTGCTATTCCACCTTTAAAAGAAGCAACTGAAAATAAAGATTCAAAGGAAGAAGTCAGCGAGGCAGAAGTAAAAACTAAAGACTTGGAGCAAGGGTCGCAGGGCTTAGAAGGCGAAGATGATAAAACCGATATTTCCGCAGATGTTTCCGAAAAAGAAGAAAAACCTGCTAAAACCTCTGCTCCTGACAAAGATAAAGAAAAATACTGGTCTAAATTAAAAAAAGAACGTGAAGAAAAGGTAAAGCTTGCCGAGCAGTTAGAGCAGTTACAGCAAGAAAAACTGCAAATGGAGCAGATGCTCAGCCAAGCAATTAATACCGGTTCTACCCATTATAAGAACAATGTAGCAAGTAGCCTTGAAATGGCTCAGGCAAGATTGCAGTTAGCACTGGAAAACGGGGATGCTGCTGGAGTTAGCAGAGCTACCGCGGATATTTCAAAGGCGACCCATGCCTTGAATGAGGCATCTAGAATAGCCACTTTTCCTAAAGAAGAATACTCACCAGAGCATCTAAATCAGATTAGGGCAAGGGAATATGAAGATAGGTTATATAGCTGGCTTGAGAGTAATCCTGAAGTAGATAGAAACGCCCCCGAGTATGATGAGAAGCTAACGTCGTCAGTATTATCCTTTATTACCAAACTGGATCGTAAATACCAGACCGGAGGAAAGGAACATCTAATAGGTGGAAGCGGTTATTACGGCATGATAGATGAGTATATTGATAATCTAAAAGCACAGGATACGGCTAGTCTTCCTGCTAAACATTTTGGAGCAGTTCGAAGCCGCGCGCCACGAGAATCAATACCTGATCTAAAAACAAGGGAATTAAGCGATAGAGAGAAAAAGGCAGCTCTTGCTTTTGGTATGTCTTACGAGAGATATAGGGAGCTTCTAGATCAACGTAACAAAGAAATGAGGTCAAAAAATGGCAATTAAATATAAACAAGACAAAAATAATGAATTTCTATCTGTTGATAGAGATATCAGGGAGCATGAACTTGAAGGAAGTGATTTTGATTTAATGTTCACTGATTCAACCTGTCCTTTTAAAGCTTTAATTGATGAGATAAAACAACCGGGCGAGGAATATTACTTTGCCTTTAATAGCCCTGAGCGCATTAATAGGTTACTGGCAAAGAAGTGGTATATCGTATCTCCTGATAGGCTTAAAAACAAACGTACTTATAGAGGAAATTTAAGAGAGGAAAACGACTGCATTACTACTGGGGATACAATCCTTTTAGCACGTGATGAACGTTACGGGCTAAAAGAGCAGCAATATTATGAACAAAAGGCTATAAAAGTAATGCGAGATACTTTGCAAAAAGTACAGACCGATATCTACAATCCGGTCATGCCGTTTTCTGATAGAGCAATGTAGAAGAATATCATGTCATATTCTAAAATCATACTTAATAGCGATATTAAACTATCCTGGCCTTATCCCCGCACTGAAGGGGAGATTGCTAGTGACATTAATAATGTAATTTCTGAAAATGATGCATATACAATTACTTTACCGCCTGCCAATACTGTAGAAACCGGTACTAGCTTGTTGTTTAATAATGTCGGGCAAAAAGACTTTACCCTCTTATATAACGATGGAACGCCGCTAACTAACGTAATTATTCCCGGGGAAGTAATACTGATATATCTAACTGAGAATCTAACCAGCACGGGAATATGGCAGGTAATACCTTTTGGAGGCGGTAGTAGCGGTATAGTAAGTTTTTCTACAGAAAGTCAGAATAACAGCTTGCAGATTACAAATTCAACTGTTACTCCTCCGACTGGGAACATTATTTTTAAGGTTGCCGATTCGTTGAATAATTTAAATAACCTGGCTACTCAGGTACAGAATGGATTTTTAGTAATAACCGGTAATACTCCATTAAGTTTTGTAACTCGAAAGATAGGAGGTGGCACCAATATAAATGTACAAAGCGGTGATGGAGAAACAAATGATGTTATTATTAATTTAGCCGATTCTCTAACTGGAGTATCGAGCATTAACGTCGGTAATCTCTTAATATCTGTAAATACGATTACCACAGCAAGCGGCGATCAGGATATTAACCTCGCTACTGTAGATGATGGAGTAATCAATTTAAACAGTACTCAAATTGATAATATCGGTAATATGATAATACCGGGGAAGATTATAAATCCTGCTACTGCTAAAGCTTATTGTTTCTTTTATGATAATAATGCCCCAAGTAATAATATTCAGATAGAGAGCAGCTTTAATATAGCATCGGTTAGCGGAGCAAACGGGTCTTATGTTGTGAAGTTTGCTACTCCTTTTCCTGATGGTAATTATTTAGTATTAACGACACTTAGCAGAGGAACGGAAGTCATAGCGCCGTTTCAGGTGTTCTTTAGGTCTAGATCTGCTACTGAATTTATTATTTTTACAACCGACACACTCGGTAATTTGCTTCCTGTACTTGATGGCGTATCCGTAGTGGTATTTGGTAATTAAAGGCTTAGAAGATATATAAGCTAAATCTAAAAATAGTAGCACGATTTGCAAAAGTAACAGTCTTTTTGCTATAATATAATTAGGTAGAAAAAAGTCATGACTAGACTTAAAAAGGTCGTAGTTTGTAGCTAAATCTTTTTCTAAAAAAGCTACCTCTGTCATCGCAAGACACAAAAAGGCTAGTTTTGAAACTTATCTAGAATCAAAGTTTATCGTCATAACTAGACGTTAAAAGGTCTCCTGAGCTTGAATTAGCTTATCTTTTTTTAAATTTAAAATATTTACGTTTTTTAATAATTAACAATATATGAGGAAATTATGTCTAACGGCATTAATAGACCTTATGGTTTGGAAGTAGTTCAGTCTCAAATAGGAAACGGCGGAACACAAAAACTAGGTCAATACTTTATTTACGCATCCGCTGACGGCTTAACCACGCAGCCAAACAGTATTTTTCAAGGTGATCCCATTAAATTTGTAAGTGCCCCAGGCCTTGCTGTCATGGCAGGAACAATAGCACCACAAAAGTTATCAGCTCCAACAAACGGAACACAGGTACAAGCTGTTGCAACAGCAGACGCTGATGCTTTCCTTGGGGTGTTCATAAGCTGCGCTTATACTGATGCAAATACTGGTATACTTGTTGAATCTGATTACTGGCCAGGCGGTAGAGCGATAAAAGCCGGCACGCCTATTATTGCATATGTCAATGATGATCCAATGGCGGTATTCAGAGTGCAGGTATCAAGTTCTGTAGCAGCTGCAACAGGAATTACTTTTTTAGCAACCGGGCTTGGTCTTAATGCCAATTTATCAGTGGCAGGAATAACCTTCACGGATGCTACTGCTATCGCAGGTGGTCAAAACCCCCGCAGCGGCAGTAATATATACGGCTCTGTTTACTATCTCGATGGTTCAACTTACTCAGCTACTACAGCGACCTTAGACGTAAAAATTATTGGAATTGATCCTGTAATTACCGGTAACGCAAATCCTACAGGATTAGTACCGGGAGTAAATATGCCATTTACTAACCTACTAGTTAAATTTAACAAGCATATGTACGGATCAAGCGGCGTAGCAGGTCCAACAGCCGGAGCATAGGAGTATAAGGTTATGTCCATAATAACAAGCGGCAATATGCCGTCTCTTTTAAAGGAAGGATTATACCTACCGAAAGAGAAGAAAAAAACACCTGTTAAGGCAGGATCAGTAAAGAAAACTAAAACTAAAAACAAAGGTAA